ACTCAGGGTTTCATGGTCACTCGTGAAATGTATGATGACGATATGTACAGTCAGATGGAGAAGTTGCCAAAAGCAATGGCTCGGTCTGGTCGTGCTAAGGTTGAAAAAGATGCAGTTAAACCTCTGTTACAAGGATTTGCCGCATCTAGTGTTACTATCTACGATGGCAAACCTCTGTTTGCTAATGACCATCCTCTGGTAAATTCCGCAAGTGTTGGTAAGAACCTTNNNACTGGCCCTCTGAATGAAGCAAACCTGAAAGCCGGTCTGAAGNTGATGAGAGAAACTGTGGATGAGGCTGGTAATCTGGTTCAGATGAAAGCTACTAAACTTATCGTCCCTCCTGCTCTAGAAGACACTGCAATTCGTCTGTTAAAATCTGCTCAACTCCCTGGTACTGATTATAACGATACTAACAAATATCTTAACTCTTATGGTATCGAAATTGTTGTACTAGACTATCTTGGCGCGGCAGCCGGTGGTTCTGATACCGCTTGGTTCCTACAGGATGGTGGAAGACATCAACTCAATTTCTTCTGGCGTAAGCGGCCTGAATTCAAATGGGAGGAAGACTTCGATACTTTTGTTGCTAAGTATCGTGGGTACATGCGGTATTCTTACGGTGTATCTGATTGGAGAGGTCTGGTTGGTTCCGATGGAATCGAGGCTGATGAAGGTTCTGGAGACTCTGGAGATGAATAAATGGGGTGGCAACACCCCTTAATCTCTGATAACGAAAGGAAGATGATATAACAAATGGCAGATAGATTTGTAGCTATGGAAAAGTTCTCTGCAAAAGCAACTGCGGCTCAGGCGAGTGCCGGTAANGTAGTATTTACTCTACCGTACCTGCCTGTTGGATATATTGCTCAGGTTGCTGCACCAACCACTGGTGTGGTAAACAACACTGGACTCGCTGTAAAAATTGCAACCGATTCGACTACTGGNGTNATTACTGCTGAAGTTNCTGTTACTACTCTTGTAGAGGACAGTATTGTATCTCTGATTTGTTTCTAAGCAAATAAATACTAGGGGTGAGGGTAACACCTCACCTCTTTTAGTATAAAGGATGATAAAATGCATGATTTGAACGACATCGATAAACCTCTAAATGTCAACGAGAGGTACTTATATAACATAAATATGCGACTAAATATTCTCATCGAAATGATGAGTAGCTTTTTGGAAGTGTATGCTGCTCAAAACAAAGTAGCTACTGTTAGCAATAAAGTTGTTGAAAAAAAAGCAGTTAAACCAAAGACCGTTGAACAAAACGTTGAAAAGCCTAAAAGGAAGAAAAAGACTGAGTAAGTGGGGGTGACAGGTTGCAGCGATTAAAGATTGTTTCAAGAGTACGTTCTTTAACGAGGGATTTTACAAACTCCATATTTCGTGAAACAGATATAGTCGATTTTATCAATGAAGCTATTGATAGGTTCAGACAAGTAATCCCTCAATTAAAAGACATTGAATATTTGTTAACCACAACCTCCGAACCTTCAATGATTCCCGAACAATACCAACATCTTTTAGCTGTTTATGCTGCTGCCAGATGTTTTAGCCAGGATGAAAGACATTATCAAGCCGTTACATTGATGAATGAGTTTGAAGTTAAGTTAGAAGAAATGAAGTCGCTTATAGAAAGTGGACAAATCGTTATAGTTGACCCCACAACTGGTGAAGCAATAGAAGATGAGTATGTTATGGATTATGTAGATTTGAAGCCATATTGGGGTAGACCTATCGTTGACGATGAAGGGGTGTTTTAGTTTATGGCATACATACAGAAAACAACGCCTCCTGTCAACAAAATATACAACTTTTCATTTAAGGACTTCTCTGGTGGCTTAAATAACGCTTCTGACCAATTAGAGAACAATGAATTAACGAACGTGTTAAACATGATGTTTTGCGACGAAACATTGTTGGAAAAGCGTAATGGTCAACAGTATTATGATGAGTTGGAATTAGATGACCCAATATTACACATCGATTATTTAAGGCCATATACAGACGAAGATAAGTTAATCAGAGCAACAGACAAAGAAATGTACGTTGGTTCTGACCTTGTTAAAACGCTGGCTGGGGAAATGACCGGTGTTAATCATATGAACCAATACATTTTTGCTGATGGGGATAAATTATATGCTTATGGCAAGTTTCCACAAGCTTCTGAATCGCCGTATGTTGAAGTAATTGGTACTGCTGTAGATGATTATGTCGTAATGGAAATTGTGAGTCCTGCTGATGACCATGCAAAGTTAGGAACAACTCATGTAAAAGGTCTTACAAAATATAATTACACCGATAAAACTATAACGTATGAACCCTGTCAAAACGAATATGCTGATGCTTATCAAGGGGCAAATAAAGTGCCTACAGGTGTTAAATTCGTTGTTTCTCGCAAGGGGCGTTTATATTTATCTGGCAATAAAAAAGATGATGATAATGTGTTCATATCGGCTGTAAACAATCCTTACTATTATCCTGTTGCTCTTCCTATTCAATTGCCTCCAAACTCAGATTACATCGTTGGTATGCACATATACAACGACGGTGTAGTTGTAGGTCGTAGGGACGATATGCACATAATCGTTGGAGATACCAATAATCCTGTACTGGGTGTTGATGTATTTCAACGAATACAACTCAATACACACACTGGTTTTGCCAATCATAAAGCAATCGATATTGTTGATAATTACCTTTTCTACTTAGGTAATGATGGCAAAGCCTATGCTTTGTACACTTCACGTTATAACGAAAGCAACCTTATGACTGTTAGTATCAGCGACAATCTTGATTTATTCAAGCACCCAATCAACCTGGAAAAGACCGATATAACCGAAGCTTGTTCAATATTTTTTGATAATATGTGGTACTTATCTATCAAAGATGTGGTATTAATATACTCGTTCAATAAAAAGGGTTGGACACTATGTAGAGGTTTGAACGCACGGTCATTCTTCAATGACAACAGGACGCTCATATGGGGGAATGAAGAAGGAAGGATAGTCAAGCACACAGATGACTATTTGGACTTTGGAGAACCATATCAGGCATTTATTCATAGTAAACGTTTCGATATGACCGAACCCAATACTTATAAACATTTCCGTGACTTTTTCTTAGTTGTCCATGTGTATGATGATAGAAAGACCAACATCAGCATCGTTTACGAGATAGATTATTCGGATGTTAAAGGTGGAGCAAAAGTAGAACAACGCAAATCAGTATTTGGAGAGACAAAGTGGGGCGATAGGTTTATAAATCGCAACATTGTTGAAACTGTCCCATTGACAATTGGGCAGCGAGGTAGAAATTTTGTTTTCAAAATATCTAATGGGTATTACGTATCAGAGGTAATTGCTACTGTTGATGAGTTAGATGGTGTATTAGGCAAGAAGGATGGTTTGTTAGTAAAGACTGCCGACACCGGCAAGTATTATTTATACACCAATTACGAATGGCACGAAATGACTGATGCTGATTTGAACCAACCTATGAAAATCTATCAAATCAACGGAGATTATGAACTGCGAGGTAAGAGGTGATTAAATGGCAGATATAGCACCGTTAATATTATCTTATCCTGACTTTATATTGGGGCAGATGATAGACCCCGAAGAATTTGACCAAAACAATACTGAAATCGTTAATAAAGTTAATGAGACAGTTGATGTTGTTAATTTGCATACTGAAGAAATTACTGTTGCTGATGAAAAAGCTGATGAAGCTATTGCAACTGCCAATAGTGCTGAAACAAAAGCTGATAACGCCGTAACAACTGCCACTACTTTGGGCAATGAAGCAAAAACCATAGCAACTAATCTAGGTAATGAAGCAAAGGCAACTGCTGGTAGTGCTGAAACAAAAGCTGATAACGCCGTAACAACTGCTAACACAGCACTTGGACAAGATGTAGTAGAACCCTACACTGGTGCATTAGGAGCTATGAAAATTGCTACTGATATAAAAACAGATTATGACTTATTAAGACCTGAAATTGTGCAAGCTGTATCTGATGCAGAAGCAGCAGTTACTTCTATTGTTGACAAAGTAAGTACTGAACAACTGAACAACGCTATTATCGATGTAAAAAATGCAATAATAAATGAAATAGACAGAAAAGAACCTGTTGCTACCTATGATGATTTATATACTACTTACCCTAATGCAGAAGATGGTTGGTTGTGCATGGTTAGGGCGAGTAGAAACATGTACATGTATAACAGTGCATTAGGAGAATGGGAATTAAGGCCAACTGAGATAACTTATGCCGATGAAATAGGAACAGATGGTATTGTCACATCAGAGAAGTTTGTTGAATGGAATAACAAAGCCGATTTAGATGAAAACGGCAATGTGCCATTAGAACAACTTGGAAATGTTGATATAAGTGATGCTATAGATGATTTAGCTGGCGTGGGTAGGACTACAGAAACGGTTAAGGGAAATGCGGATAATCATGCTACGCATTTGGCAGATTATGCGTCATTTATTACAAATAACGCAGTAGCACATAATAGTATTTATAGAGGAAAATACTTAGGTTCATCTG